GATGCTCGTCACGCTCCCAGGTATCGTCACCGATGTGAGCGAGTAGCAATAGTAGAACGCATAGTCACCGATGCTCGTCACGCTCCCAGGTATCGTCACCGATGTGAGCGAAGAGCAATAGCGGAACGCATTGCTGCCGATGCTCGTTACATGACTGCCACAGCGTACCTCTTTGACTGCGTTCTGATATGCCCGTTGCCCATCTGTTGACCCTGTAGACCCTTTATATATTACCTGCGAACCTGTTGAGCTTGAATTAACGCCCTTAAACCCAAGTGTCCCTGACTCCATATGCAGTTTGATGGTAAACATCTCGCCTGTGTCAGGGTATGTGTGCCGAATAGAGTGCAACGTACTTGTGCTTGTTCCTGTCAGCGTATCGTGAGCAGAACCATCACCCCAATCGATATCAACTGTGCCATTCGGACAGCAACCGAGACACGGCTTGTTCCTGCCTATGCCAAGCTGAATGTCTATCTCTGTATCACCGCTTGTGGTCACATACATCTGTCCTATGTTCAGTCTGCCGTATTTGGCAACATATGCCTTTGCATCTGCAAGTGACCAATTCCATCCCTGCGCTGTGAGTCCATCGTGTGTAGGATTCGAAGGCATAGCTGACAGATTGGCAAATTCCGATGCAGTATAGGCATCGACTACTGTGCCATCGTAGTCATAGAAGTTGACTTCTTTAGGCGGAACGGACACACCGCCACCGCCACCGCTGACATTTACATCAGCTGATGCAAAGTTTGTGACATCGTATGTTCCGTTCTCCGTTATGGTCTTTGTGCCACTTGGTGTTATCCCTGTCGAGATGTTCTGTATCGCTGATACAAACTCATCAGGAAATTCAAGTGTGCCTGATATCTCCGCTTTAACTCTGATAGCGTTCGCTACCGATGTAAGTGATGTGTCTTGTACTGTTTTGATTCCCATTAATAATCACTCCCCTCTGCTGGTTCTATAAGAGCATAAACTGCATCACGGATTTCTATTTTGTCTGCGTTAGTCAGAACATAATCTGCACCCGCCGGTCCTTGTGGTCCTGTCGGTCCTTGTACGCCTTGAATCCCCTGTTCACCTTGCGGGCCCTGTGGTCCCGTTGCTCCCGTCGGTCCCGTTGCTCCGGTATCACCTTTGTCACCTTTAGGTCCCTGTTCGCCTTGTATACCCCGTGGGCCTCGTTCGCCCTGTGGACCTGTCGCACCCGTGTCACCTTTCGGACCCTGTGGACCTGCTGGACCCGTAGCGCCCTCTTCGCCCTTGTCACCCTTCGGTATTCCAAGAGTCAGCACCCCGTCCGAGTACGATGCAGTAGCGTCAGACCCCGCAGGAAGCGTCTCAGCCGTTGCGGTCATACCCGTGACCTTTTCCACGTCTGCCTTGACGGATGCTACAAACTGTTCAAACTGTGACGGAGTGACGGCTGCCGTTTCGGTGCCAATGATTTTTGCGTTGCATTTTATCGTCAGCGCAACGACAGGACAAGTAGTGAGTCTGTCGGTCAGCACGTCCCCGTCTGCTATCGAACCGACGAGATTGACCTTTACAGCACCCTTGCGTGTCAGCACCTCAAAAGGAACTACGCACACGCTCTGAGAGTCAAGCACGGTCGAGATCCCGCCGACAAAATCCGTAAACCACACGGCACGAACTGAGTCGTAACCGCTCCAATTATCACCGAGATCGAAACGGGCCTCGATGTAGGCGACCGTGTTCGACGCATAACAATCGACGCCACCGGTCTTTGTTAATGTCTGTTCATTAGCTGAAAAAGTTATTATCTGCTTTTCCATTAAATTCACCTCTCAAGATTCTTCAGCCTTGCTTCGTGGTCAACGACCTGCTCTTTTATCTTGTCTATTTCTTTGCCGTGTTCGGTTATTCTGCTGTCCAGCTTGTTGACCGAATCTCTGAACTGGTCAATACTGACCTTTAATTCGGTTATGTTCGTATTGAGGTCAAGGATTGGTTTGATCGCTACCAGTAGCGCACCGATAAAACCCAGTATGACCATTATTACATTATCTGTCATTCCCCTCACCTCACTTCAGCCTGACAACTGCAAGGACTTTACGGGAGCCTTTGTAGGTTCTCGCTTTCTGTCCCTTGCGGGCCGTTTCGTTATCCCATATGTACGGGTTGTTTCCGTCCCACTTTCCCGTAAGGATGAAAATGTGTCCGCCACTTCCCTTTTCACCGCTCTTGTTGTCGTCACAGAGTACGATGTCGCCTCGTTTCAGCTTGCTCTTGAGCGAGGACAGGGTTTTGTTGCCCATATAGCTCACGGTCATTTTGGAATTTGTTCCGTAAACCTTGCCCGTGCCGTAACCCTTTCCGTTCTGCCATACAAACTCGCCGCTTTTGAGGACTCCGATTCTCTGAAGCACGCACGCTACATAGGTGACGCAAGTGCCTTTCTTCTTGGACTTGGCAATAGTCGGGTTTGACTCCCATTTATAGGTAGCGTTTTTCATCCAAACAGATTGTGTCTTACACGCTTCGAGTTCCTTGTCCACGATAGTTTTCTTTACCGTGGGATACACCGCCTTGTCATGCTCGTTGAGATATTTCTGCCATGCCTTCATTGAGCCTGAGCCGAAGATGCCGTCAGCTGTCACGCCAAGTTTTTTCTGAAGGGCTACAGAAGTTCCCTTGCCCCAGATGCCGTCCTGTGTGATGCCGAGCCATTTCTGCAACTTACGGACACACACAGAACCACCCTTGCCGTACTTGACAGACTTGAGTGCAGGATACCATTTCGCAAGACTCTGATTCTGACCGCTGATAACTCCGTCTACAGTAGTACCGAAGAACTTCTGCATAGCCTTGACTGTCGATATGCCACCAACGCCGTCAATGGTCAGCTTTCCGTCAGGAGTTGCTACGGCTGTCGGTGCTGTGGCTGTCGAAAGTGAGCCGTTCAGCTTACCGCTCCAACATTTGAGACACGCTCCACGGATGTTGTCTTCGTAAGTTATCCATCCATTGCGGTATGAGGAAGTGGATGCAGAGTCCTTGACATAGACCCAATGCTTACCACCCTCTTCCTTGTATCCGCTGATTTCTACAAAGTGACCGCAACCCGTCCACTTGACACCTTTGCTTCCTGCGCTCCTTGAACCCATCAGCAGGACAGCATCTCTGCCACCCTTGCGGAGTTCAGCCCACAGCTTTGACATGGTTGCGTGTTCTGCTACCTCTGTCATGCCGAAGTGCTTCATAGCTGTTGGGATGCCGTAGTGATACGTTCCGTTGCCCCTTGACTCTGCAAACTGTCGCATATACGGCTGAATGGTTTTAGGCGTCTCGTTTGCGTACTGCTTCATGTCTATGATGGCATTGCAGATACTGACCTCACCACAGCCACAGTTGCGTATGAGCCACGGCTTTTTAGGATAAGGAAGACTCGCCCACCTTGTGTCGTACTGCTTGTAACAAGTGCTATTCATCCTCATCACCATCCTCAAGATAGTCGAGTCCGTCTACGTTGACCCCTATCTCCTCTCCTTTGGCTTCTGCCTTTAACTGCCTTGTGTAACCCGTACCCTCTGCTCCTTGCTCCGTGTAGTCATTGTTGAAGTAGGTAGCACAGAACACGATGATGAAGTTGGCAATCACGGACAGAATCCTATAGATGAGATTCAGTTTCGGATTGTTGAACTGTGCAACATCGGTCGCCATCAACGCTGTGTTAAAGCAAGTGGCTATGACAAGGACAGTTCTGATTATTGTTCCGCTGTTCATTTGAGTTTCCTTTCTCTGCTCTTTGAATGAGCCTCATATCCTTTACAATCTTTAACTCTGAAATTCGGATACCCGTAACACCGCCTATGCTCATCGCAAGCTATTTTGTTTTTGCAAGATGTGCATAGTGATTTCATTATTTATCCTTTCCGCTGACCACTAAAACGGGAGTTCCTATTTCTTTGATTGTTGATGCTGCCATAGTTCATATGGCGTTAGGTTACAACCCTTTAGCGCACAGAGCTCTTACTGTTACTGTGACACTTAATTGAGCCGTGTAATTGTTTCTCACTTGAACCGCAACGGAACTTCCTGTCCATTCGCATAGATTGATTGAACACTCGGAATAGTTAACATTGAATCCCACTACTCCGATAACTCTATAGCCGCTTGGTACAGAAAGTGTAATGTAAAAGTCACCCGCTGTGCCTGCAACTACATTTTGTGTTTTTGAGTTTGTAACAACAGTTAAAGCCCCCTCTGTCTTGATTGTGCTTGTCATGCCGTACTCGGCAAGGCTACCGCCTTACCTCTGACCTCCTTTTGGAAGTCTCGGAGACAAACCTAACGCTTGCCTCCTTCCTTGTAGTGCTGTACCCCCCCCCGAGGGTTACGATAATCTTTTCTATGTTATTCATGTTATGCCTCCTGTTCCGGCTCCGGTTCAGGTGCGGTTACCTTTTCCCAATATTCACCCTTGAGTCCGAGGCCCTTACCATCGAGGATCTGAACCATTACATAATCTGTTTTTATGTTTCCGTCCTTATCCTTGTCGTTTCCGAAAGCGTATGCTCCAAGATATGCGTGATAACTCTGCTTTGCTGCGTCAAAATCGTCTTTGACCACTACGCCCTTTTCAATTGCGCCCTTTGTGCGCTTGATCTGAATCAGAAAAAACTTGTCCATAGAAAACGTCCTCCTTATTCAAGTGGAATAACTAACCATATCGTTGCGGTTGTTGAACCGGAAATGGATCCTGAAACCGAAAGCGATCCGTCCTGTGTAGTCGCGGTCCAGTCGCTTGTCTGTGCTGATGGTGTTCCAAGCAGACAATCACCTGGTTTGACTATGTGCTCGGCCACAATCCTATCGTCTGAAACCGATACAGGCAGACTCGATACCGTTCCGAGATTGATCTGTAATGGCCTTGCCTCCTCTGTGCTGTATGCCCTTACAAACTGACGCTCGAACGTTACTGACGAGCCGTTCAGGTCGATTCTGTAAAGAGGCATATCCACGATCGTAGCACCCTCGTCGATTTTGCCCGTATTGTATGACGGAGCGACTGGAGTGTTTCCGCTCTGGACTTCGGTGCCCTTTATGACTATCAGTTCCGCAGCGTCAACGAGCGAAACGTTGTCGTGTGTGAACCTCAAACAAACGAGGTCGATTCTTGCGTATCCTGTCGCACACGTATCCACCGAGAGCGTCTCCTGTGTTATCTGAATCATGTGTCCTTGCATCGAAACCAGTCCGTCGAGGATTGTAAAGTCGTTGATTGTCGGCATAGATCCAGCGAGTTTGTTTCCGTCGCTCATAACATACTCGTCAGCTCCGAACGCTGCACGATATACGCTCGCGTCCATAGCCGGTGTAATGTGCCGTGTTCCCGTGTAGCCGGTTATTATGTTTGTGCCCATTTGCTATCCTCCTAAAGTAGCACTCGCGTCTTATATTCATAGACCTCGGACTGATATTCACCATAGTTCTCGACTCGCCACACGATAGTCGTGATTTCAGCCGAGACGGTCTCGTTCGTGAGAACGTCCTTACCTCCGATGATGTCCGAGAGTTGAATATCTAAATCGTTTATATTCACCTCGATTTGTTCGTGGTTATGTATCAGCTCTTTGAAGTACTTCGTCCCGTCTCCGAGTAAATCTTCCGTAGCTGATGCGTCATAAACCTCGACTGGAAACGCACCTGCTATCGGTGTCTGTGATATGTTCCAGCCCTCGTCCGCGTATAGGTGTATAACCTCACGCTCGTGGAGTTCGCCCTGTCCGAGACAAATAACGTGCCGAGGTGTGTTATTGTCTCTGACGATAGTGAGCTGAATCTTATCGTTGTAATCTTGTGAGACCTCGATTTCGCTACGTCTGTCCCTCGCCTCGATGATATTTAAAACGGCCTTGCCTCCGTATCCATCGGACTCGAAAGTAAATGCCATTCTTAAATTAGACTGTGCAGCGGTTAGCAGATTAGTCGCACCTTCAAACGTTGAAATGTATCTGTTAAACTGATACGTCCCGCCCGAATACGATGTGTTTGCAACCTCTATCCACTCCCCCATCGGTAACAGCCGGAGCGAATCCGCAAGATTGCCCGAGACTATCAGATAATCTTGCCCCGCTAGAGGCTCGATGATCCATTGACTGAGGCACCCTCGCCACGTTCTCCCCGTGTATTTGATCGTATTCTCTGCGATGTCTATCGTACTCCCGAGGATCTCTCCACCATACTCGGTGCCCTCCACGAACACGATACAACTGATTTCGTTCTCTGCCCACAGGAGACCGTCCTTCGTGGTCGGTAACTCCATAGTTAATTCAAAGTTATTTGTAACGTAGTCGATGTCCGTTGAGACCTCAAACGCTCCCTCGAAGTGACTCAAGTATCCGCTCGTCTGTACTCCGTTTTCGTCGGTCTTGACGTAAATTAAATCCATGACGGCTCGCTCCTTCTTTCAATCGTAGTGAAGTCGAATCTGATTTGACCGAATGTTAAGTCGGTGTGCTGCCCTAACGTCAGGAATGGAGTATTCTCTTTGTCTCTGTAAACGAACGCATCCGTACTCGCTCCGTTCGGCTCCAGTATCGTGATAGTCTTGACTGACCCGTTCGACACGATCTTGAGTCGCTGTGTAGCGTCGATCGTGATGTTGACCTTCACCGGCTTATTATCGAGATAGATGACCGGATTAACTTGTGGGCCATATATGATAGTTTCGAAGCCGTTCCCGGAACCAGCGAGATCGATACTCGCGTAATGGCTTTCCGGCTGTGAGTAGCCGTAGTTATATCCACGACCCATGAGTTCATCTTCGAATGTATAGTCTCGTCCGAGGGTCTCTCCCGTGGAGCCACCGCCTGGATCACCGTTGTATGACCTTGTCACCATACGGAGCCAAGTGGAGTTAGGTGATACCGCTTCAAAAGCAATAACGTGATCCCTTTTGCCATAGAATGAGTGCTCTGACTTAATCACGTAGCAGTTAAGTCTCCACCCATTTATCAAGAGATAGCCTGGCTCATTCGCTAATATGTCATCTGTGAAGATGTCGCATAGTGCATCATAATCTGTGAGAGAATTACTTATAATCGCAACGCTGAATGGATACGTTGTTTTATCCCTTCGAAAACTACCAAAGTGGCCAAACTGGTCGCTATATTCCCATGTCTGATCTTTAAACTCGCCCGTGCCAAGCACCATATAATATGGGTCCTCACCGAACGTCAGCTTTAATATTCCATTTCGGTTGTAGTAGTAAACTTTATCCATCGCCTACCTCACTAAACTGTTGACGTAACGTCCAGCCCACATTCCATTTACTTTAAAGTCCTTTTCTTTTGAAACCTCCTCAAGCAATGCCATTAATATTGTGTTCTGCCTTATGAGTAAAGCTTCAGTCTGATTGTTTTGCTCATCCAATCTCTGCCAAAATGGATCCAGTGGAAGTATCGCCTCAGGACCTGCTTCACCCATTCCGATTCCACCGAATATAGTTGCGCCGTCCACGATACCGCCTTGTCTGTACCACGAGACGGACAGACTTGGAACGGTTTTATTCTTTAATGAAAATTCACCAGTCAGCTTGAAGTGTGGCAACTTGATATTGCTCATGACCTTGCCAATGCTGAATGGGAAGTAGGATTTTATCTTGTCGATTACTGCCTTAACCTTTCCAATCAGCGCATTGATCGGTGCCATGAATCTGTCACGAATACCAGCCGCCGCTTGTGAGACCTTGCCCCATAGTGCCGAGCCGAGTCCTGTTACAATCGCAAGTCCAATCTTGCCGATTGCCAAAACAATCTTCGGAAGGTTTCTGATCAGGGCCGTTGCAAGCTGCATGACTAACTGTCCACCAGCTGTGAGGATCTTCGGCAATTGTGTCCTCGCCCATTTATTAATCTGCGTTGATGAGACTCCATTCGCAAAGTTCGTTATATTCGTTGCTAAACTTGTCAGCAAGTTGGATATCCCTGATACCAACAGCGGAAGGCCTGTCTGTAAGAACGCCAGTATTGCGGTCGGAAGAGATTTGACCAGCGTCCCAATCATTGGAATGAAGTTACCAAAGAAGAACGTACTTACTGATTGCGCGAGCTGTGTCATAGCCGGGCCCACATTCTGCCCAAGTGCAAGAGATCCGAGCAAGTTCTGCGCCGATGCCTTCATAGCATTAAACGAACCGCTGAACGTCTGTGATGCCTCTGCCGCCGCGACCCCAGTCAGACCTAAGTCTCCCTGTATCGCGTGAATAGCAGCATAAACGTCTCCGAGATTGTTGATGTCATAGTGGACACCAGTCAACTTCTCTGCATCCGCCAGGAGCCGTTCCATCTCGGACTTAGTTCCGCCGTAGCCTAACTTCAAGTTATCCAACATGGTGTAGTTCTGCTTGGCGAAGCCCTGATATGCCATCTGAACCGATGTGATATCCGTGCCCATCTTCGCAGAGTTGTCGGCCATGTCAAGAATCGCCGTGTTCGCCGCCTCTGCTGCTTTGGTTACGTCTCCACCAAAGGCCTGTTTTAGAGATGCTCCGAACGAAACGGCCTGTTCCGAGTAGTCGTTCATCGAGATGCCCGCCTGAGCCGCTTCTCGCGCGTATGCCCTGACTCCGTCTGCCGCTTCGCCGTAAAGCGTGTCCACTCCACCAAGATATGACTGCTGGAGTTTCGCACCTTCATCGAGCGCACTCTTGACGGTCTTAATCACAGCCGCGCCGATTGCCACCTTTGCGAGAGCCTTCTTTGCGAATCCGCCTATTTTCGTTCCCGCATCAGTACCGGCCGCTGCCGCTTCTCCGCTGAGTACGTTCGTTATTGAGCCTTTTATGCCTTGCGCGGATGGTACGATCTGTACGTAAGCCGTGCCAAGTGTAGCCATAGTTACTCTCCTCTGATCTGTTTCAGAGCGGTTTCAAAGTCCTCCGCCGTTCTGAATCCTTTTACTTTTGGTTTTGTCTCGCCCTGTATCGCCTCTGTAAACAGGAACGGTTTGCTTGTTTTATCCTTGCTAAATCCCGCTCTCAACAGCGAAAGGTTGTCAGCGATAGATGCGAGTATTACTGTCTCCAAATCCACTGGCATGTCAGAGATTCGGAGCTTTATTCGTGAATTATCCCTCAGACCAGCAGATAAGGTCGCCACCAGTTGTACCGGGAGCGACCTATAATCAAATATCTGATAAGTCTCGGCAAGATCGCATATTAATGCGTTCTCGTCGATACTGATCATGCTGGCGAGGGTTAGGAGTTTTTTAACTCGTTGGCGGATTCCATAATCTCTGTCAGAGCGTCGACCATCTTGTCAGCTGGAGTTACTCCGTCCACCTCGAGGTGTTTCGCAAGTTTATCGACCTCTTTTTCGCCGCCTAACAGTTTCTCGGCGATGTCCACTATCAAGCCTGTGTCGCCCTTATCGATTTTGCGAAGCAGTGTCAGAAATCCCCAGTCGTTCAGACAGTTCTCGTTGATTTCAACATTGAACCCGTCTTTTAATTTAGCCTTCATGTGTACACCTCCTTATCCATTTGCCTATTAGGACTGCTTGATGTACTCGTAGTGAGTATTGCCATCCGTATCAGGCAGAGCTGTTATTGTGACTTCATACCCAACAGCATCGGAGTCTGTGTACTCGATGTCGCCGATTTCTGAAATCTTTCCATGAGGAATAACAACTCTCTTAACTGTGTTGCTGTTCATGACCATGTCGATTGCCCACACGCCCTCTTCTGGTTCCGTGGCGTTCGCCTCGATTGTAATGCCTGTTGAGAGTGTGCCGGAGACATTGCCGGATCCATACACAGCCTTGAGGACTTCCACGTTCAGAACTTCGATAAGAGTGAACTGGAATGTATCAGTTTTCTCTTCCTGAATGTTCAGAACCGTGTCGCCACCCCATGCCTTGATATCTGTAGTATCAGGGCTATTGGAGTTTGTGAGTCCGTCCTCACTGCAATATCCGAGTGCCTTGAAGTCGGCTGCAAGAGCGGTTGTGGCATCTGTTGGGAGAGTAGTTCCTTTTGCCGCTCTCCAGATAGCACCACCGATTGCCGGCTTGCCAGCACTTACGTTTCCTACTGTCTGTGCCATTTAGTGCCTCCTAATAATGAGTTATTGAATACACAGCCTGCCAGCGGTACTGCTTTGTGGCTGTGTTCGTAAAGTTGTAATCTGTTTCGAGCTCGACCCGTGTGATCTGATCGAGCTCAATTAATCCTTCCATCACCTCAGTGACTTCTTGATTCAGAAGCATGGCGTCATACAACGTAGCACCATACGACTGGATCGCGAAGGACGATGTGATGATGTGGTTGTTTCGGCTGCTTCCTGTCTTGTCGACCAGAACATAGTCTGTCGTCTGTTCGGGAGCCTCCATCCCGACGAATACCTCAAGATGCTCACTGAGGTAGTCGATCAGTAAAGTCTCGATCATATGCCACCTCCTCTGGCCTTGAGCAGGGTGTTATTCTCGTAGTTGTCTCTGCGGGCCTCGGCTGTAGCTGCATGAACTGATGCGTTCACACGATTCGTCCCTACGTGAGTAGTAAGCTCGTACCCCGGACCGCATCTGCTCTGGATCCTCGAAGCGTACTCGGACACGACGCCCATAGCTTCGCCCGATTTCAGCAGTTGTCTTACACCCGCCTTGTCCAATTTGAAATTAACCTTGCTCATATCTTTCGACCTGCACCTTCTTGTTCCAGCTGAGCGGAATCATGTCATCAATGCCCTGCGTCGGGATCCCGATGATCCTCCAGTCGGCATCAAAGAATCTGACCTTCTTCCCTGCTGTCCAGTTGTGTGTGTCACCCTTCGGTATTCCAAGTTGATATACGGCTTTACGGCCCGTGAGGTTGAATGTCTCAAGCTGTTCTGTCGAGCTGACAGGAGCAACAAGCACGTTGTCCACCTCTACGGGCACTTCCGCAAAGATTGGTTTGTTCAGTGGGTCCTTGCCCGTCTGAGTCAAGTCGTAAAGGACGATTGTTACTCCTCTGATTCTGGCCATAAACTGATCACCCCCATACGCTGTCTCTTAAGTCCGAGCCTCGCCAGTTCGTTCTTCTTTATAAAAAGGCCTCCGCCCGGCACGAGATATGTGCCGGATACGGAGTAACCTAATGCAGATTCAGAGAACTGTGTTGCGGGCTCGCTGTCAGTGGATGTCATCAATGCCCTTGCCACTACATCCACCGTGACGGACTTCGCAACCGATGCGAGTGTCGGTCTCTCCTCAATCATATCGTCGAGATTCTTTCCGACCTTAAACGCTTCCTCACGGAGCGAGTCCGAAACGATCGGGAGAAGCGCATCAGCACGAGTGGATTCATCTGTTGTCATCTGTCTCCACAATGTGTTGATGTCTTCGATAGTTGCGAAGTTGCTCATTGTCTACCCCCTTATGATTAAGCGTTGTGATAAACGACAGAGGTCTGCTGCGTGATCTTGTATCCGAAGGCCTTTCTGCCCTGAACTGCGCTGCATCCGATGTGAGCGCCGTCAGCGAGATCATAAACGCCTACTGGAACGTTCCAAGCGTCTACGAAGTGGCAGAAGTCGCTGTTG